AGTCGCTGGCAAGCGAGCCGAGCTGGGGGCCAACAAAGACGCCATGGCGGTGGAAGGCACAGTCGGCAGCGCTAAGACGGTGGACGATCTGCGTGATCTCTACGCCGAGGTTGAGCGATTGCGGGCTGCTGGTGCAAGCGCAGAGAGCCTCGACAGGTTGACCGAGTCGATCGACAACCAAGCTCTCGAAGTCGACAAGGCGAGAGCCATCGAGGACCAAGACACCGACGCAAAGAAGAAGGCCACAGAGCAGACCGCCGCAGACGTCGCAGCCACCCCTCTCGGGAAAACCGCAGAGGTAATCGGGTCGTTCTCTGCCAGTGGCGCTGGCATGGGATTCGGGGCAACCACCACCACCGAAAAGCAGCTTGAGACATTGAAGGCCATTCACGAGACCCTCAAGAAACAGGAAATGGAGAGGGTGTCCGAATGACGCTAACGTGGGTTGAAGATGGTGCGAGTCGGTCGGCGTCGATTGTCAGGCTGGGAAAGAAATCTCAATCGACCTACACCAAGAGTTATAAGATCTTCGGTTCTTCCGATGATGTCGAAGTCCACAACGAGATCAACTCCACGATCTCTGGGACGTTCTGGCAGTATCCCGGCGCTCCCGGCATGCAGCTCATGGTCGAGAGCTACGCACTCTCCTATCTGGGGGACGATGCGTGGCAACTCTCGGTGCAATACACCAAGGACGGAGCCGAGGATGAGGAGAAGCCCGACCCCTTGCATCGATCGCGATCGTTCGACACATCGGGTGGCACGAAGCACATCACACAGGCCCGCGAGGAGGTTTCCTACCGCCCCACCGGGGTTACTGGTCCGACGCCGAATATGAATAAGGCGATCGGCGTCGACGGCAGCTCGGTGGCCGGCGTGGACATCGTTGTCCCGCAGCTCCAGTGGTCAGAGAATTACGACGTCCCTCATGCCTATATCACAAGCGCCTATATCAAGACGGTGGCACAGCTCACAGGCACGGTCAACGACGCCGAGTTCCGCACGTTCAAGGCTGGCGAGGTGCTATTCGTCGGATGCTCTGGATCGCATGAATGGGATGACGACAAGGGCTCTGGCCCTTGGAACCTCGCCTACAAATTTATCGCCAACCCAAACGCAGGGGCTGGGCAGACGTATCCAGCCGAGACGATAGGAGCGATCACTGGCGTCGAGAAAAAAGGGCACGAGTACATGTGGATCTATTACGACTCGGACGTCACTGGTGGCACGCTCTTGAAGAAGCCAAAATACGTTTACGTCAACGAGGTCTACCGCAAGACGGATTTTGCGGGCCTCGGGATCGGCGTCACCTAATGGCACGCCCCGACCATCGCATCGAGCGCGGCCAGAAGATTTCTTCTGCCCTATCTGCCAGCGGCTGGAATCGCACGCAGGACGCAGCGGATATTGTGCTCGGCGTGCGCACCGATGCCGAGGCTGGCCCATTCGTTGGCGGGATGTCGGCAGCCAATTACATCGTCGTGAAAAACAACACCGACGAGCCAGTGCCACTGTGGGGCGTGCTGGCCCTCGGAGCCCCTGGCACTGTGCCGACTGATGAGGTGTGGAGCCAGTTTTTCACAGACATGGTGCTCGGTGGCACGATGCCACAGGGCGGCACGCAGGCCGTCGGGATCGCCATGGAGCCGATCGCCGTCGGGAAATACGGCAGGATGGCTATCTCCGGTCGGTTTTCCTGCAAGGTCAAGGTATTGAGCGACACCCATCGCTACGCCAGGGGCCGGCTGGACGATGTGACGCAGCTCATTAGCGCCGAATGCGGACCTATATATATGCCGTGGAGCGAGGGGGTCGGCAATGACCAATTCGCAGTCGGGATTGCCTAGATGTACCAGCCCAATTGCGACTGCTGCGGGTGTAGCTCATTCTCCATCTATCCCGGCACGTATCAGCTCTTGAACTCTGGCGGGGACATCATCGACTCCCCGAGGGCTCTGGCCCCGCAGGAGGTGACGACAGTCGATGCGACGTGGACGCACGTCGATTTCTCCATCGGATTCTATTTGCACGTCCTGACGCACCAGGGCGGCACGGTGTCGCTGGACCTCGGGGCCGCGAGGATCGATCTGCATAGCTACTGGTGTCCGCTGCTCTCTCGGGGCAACGCCTACCAGTTCGTCTACGACGCAGGCTCGCCACCATCCGGCGACGAGCTGGATGCCAAGACGACCACGAGCCTGTATGGCAACGCCGTGGCGACCGTCACGATGGCGCTGTCCTCGTGGACGCCTGGCAGCGAGTGGGCAGACCCGTGGCCGATTGATGGGTCGCAGGCGACGTACGGCCCCTACTGGTCGCGATTCTACAATCGGTCTCTCTATTGGCTCTTTGTAAATATCGGAGAGACTGGCAATGAGGCACTGCTGGACTACTCAGAGGCCGAGGAGGATCTCGCCACCGTCGCCGACTTCAAGGACCGCGTCATCGAGGGCGTCGACGACCTGATCACATTCTCCGAGCGACTGCCGCTGTGGGCTGGGCAATCCTATAACGAACAGTTTATCCGGTGGACTGTCTACGAGCCTCGGTCGAGCGGTTTCGATGTGCCTGTGATCGTGGGGTACAACCACAGGCTCTCTCTTGAATACGAGGGCGACACCACGCTCGTGATCCTCTCGGACATCCCGGCCACGCCGGCAGCGACGCTCCACCTCAATATCTCAAGCGTCGCCGATGACAACGGCGAGAACCTCCCGACGGATGGATTTTTTACGGCGTGGGTGGATCGTGGCAGCAAGACGGTGGCGAGCGATAATCTCACGCTGAACTATCCGACGATCCACTATTCGCAGTGGACGATCTACCTCGATGGCGTGCAGGTGTTCCAGGAGGTGGACCAGTCGGAGGCGCAGAACGTCGCTGGCACATGGCTCTCTACCGCCGCAGTCGGTGTGTATTTGATCGTGCGAGACATCGATAGCACCTATCAGCCAGCATGGTCTGGGGCCGGCCCAGACAACCGCAGACGCAACCCTCTGCCACACAGGACGTACTCCTCGACAGTGATCGAGGAGACGCTCCCGGTCATTGGATTCACGCCACCGGACGACTTCCACTACGGGAGCACCGAGCCTGTGGTGGGGATGATGCTCGCGACAGAGCCGATATTCCCTGCTGGCGACACCACTCCCAAAGCAGACGAGGACCTCACATCCCTGGTGTGCAAGCATCCGCATCAAGCCTCTGGCCTCATCGGGTCATCCTTGGCAATTGGCACGCACACAGTCAGGGTCGCCGACACGGTCAACACCTACACAGACATCGGCGGCAACCACCCCGCAGAGAATCCGACAGTCACCTACACCGTTCACGCTGCGATCCCCGAGGATCGCGAGGGGTGCATGGCGACGCTTGAAGATCCCTCGTTCCAAACGCGAGAGCACTACCGAGCGCGGCTCACCTCCGAGCCAGTGACACAGCTCACGCTGCATTTCAGCAGGAAGGTCGACCCCGATGGGGTCACGTCGGCCCAGATCTCGGTCACTAAGGACGGCGACCCATTCGCCGGGGCGACGATCGCCCCTGTGGGAACAAGCTGTCAGGACTGGATCATCACGATCCCGTCTGCCGGCCAGGACTCCCGATCGTTTTTCCTGCTCACATACAACCCGAGCGGCGTGTTCACCGACGACATCCAAACGCTCACGTTTGCCGACTTCGACGCATTCCCTCGCGTGATGTATTACGGGGTGCTAGTCGCAGATGGCACATGGAAAAAGATCTACCGATACCTAGACCCAGAGTCTGGCGATTGGCAGTGCTACACCTATGCCATCGAGGGCTACTACGCTACCTACGTGCAGATCGCAGTCGACACGCCTCCACTGGATATAGACGGCAACCCCTACAACCCAGAGCCCTGCGTGGCCGCTGTGCGTGCCGGCTGGCTCATGGCCGATATGGATGGCTATCTGCGGCAGATCAATTGTGGGATCACATTTGGCACGGTGGGCATCGGTCGAGCGGTCAGCATTGGCAAACAGCTTTCCCTCGATCCAGAGCTGGCTGCGTCAACGGTCGGCACAAAGGGTGGGTCGTTCCTGACGCCAGGGATGGGGACGTTCTCTCCGCTCTTGAACTACGAGAAATACTCCTGCGGCGTGCCATCGCTTACATCGCCAGCAGCCGACTCTTCCTACTTCGGGCTGACCACCACGATCGACCCATCCCCGCCAGCTCTGGTGTCGGCGTGTGCGTCGCCTGACGCACAACAGCGCCACGCCTCGGCGATCCGGTGCGATGGCGACATCACCAGCATTGAGGTCTCCCTCGTGGCGTTTGAGACTGGTACGAGCACTCCATACGATTGGTCGGAGGTCGAGTACTGGAACAAAATCACCGAGGGCGGTGGCGGGTGGTATGGCTCGCCCTACTACGGCAGATCAAGCCCACTGGCTGTGGACGTCGCAGTCACTCCAGAAGACTCGCATCGAGTGGCGGCCATCGTCCTCGCACAGGATGGCGGGCCTCTGACGTTTGGGACCACGCTTGACGGCGACACGCTCTCCCAGAATGTCTGGGGGTGCGATGGCGTGTCGCTCGCGGCCACGCTGCCGGTGCAGCCGGCAGAGAGTCGTGGCGTCGCAAAGGTCATCGACTCAGAGGACTACTACTCGGCCACGCACAATGTCATCGGAGAAAGCGTGACAACGTACCTACCGTCGGAGGTGCTGGGGATGCCATCCGTCCCGAGGCTGTGCGGCCTTAACGGTCAAGTTATTGTCCGTCCTGGTCTCGGAGATGACTACCACATCAACGGCGAGGACTGCGGCGTCTTGGAGGATTCAGACCCAGTCATGCCAGGGGACTACATCGGCTATCCGTTTAACCAAGCATTTCGATACGCGCCTTGGTGGGATTACCGGCTGCCGGTCAAAGACCTCGAAACCGACTGGAACCACTACCACCGCAGGCTGCGCAGGCTGCTCGATGGGGCGTTCACAATCCGCAGCCTCCAAGGGTCTGTGTCTGCGTCTCGCAACCACAGCACCTACGCCACGCTCAAGACGACTATTCTGAGCGATCTCCAGCTCGACATCTCGCTGCGGGTGGCGCTCAAGCTCGACAGCAACTACGGAGAGCGACAACTCCTCCCAGAGAAGTATCTGTACGGAACGACGGTAGTGGATCAGAGCTACGGCCCAAACTGTGGCGATGCAAAACCATACATAACAATCCACTCGCCTTCTGGGGATTACACATACCCCGACGGCATCCCCTCAAATTTCCCATTTGAGAGTCCATGGGACGGAACTGATGGCGGTGGTGCAGAAGGACTCCAGCTCTACCTACGTGGCTCCCTGACATCGCTGGGGCGGTGGTCTACCGCCACGCCTATCGCCACTAAGGCCACCACCTCCGACGTGCTCGGCGACATCAATGACACGATCGTGATGAGCAAGGAGCAGGAGGAGCAGTTTGCCAATGGCGACGAGCTCTATTTCCCTGCGTTGATCCAGAACGATGGCGGGAGGGACTGGTTTTGGAAAATCAAAAAGGTCTAGGCGATCTGGTCGCCATTGCGTTTGCCAGCGTGGGGATCACGCAGGATCGAGCACAACTAGCAGCAGCATACGTCGGGCTGGCCGACTGCGGATGTGGTCAACGCCGCGAGCATTTGAACTCAATAGGCCGCAGAATCGGCATCGGATCAGGCCCTCTAATCGATCCAGCATCGTCGCCACAATAGAGCCTACGGAGGCTCCTTTGCATGAACGACGAACAGCTCGCCCATTTTTTCGGTCTCGCAATCGCCGACCGGATGCGACAGCTCCCGTGGATGCTCCCTCCGGTGCGATACTCTCGGGGCATCGTCATCCCTGTCAGAGACGATCTAGAGATGCATCTGGCGTGGCATCTGGTGTCGGTGCTGCGGAGCACAGGATGCACGCTGCCGATCGAGGTGTGGATCACAGGGATCAACCGCACATTCCCAGAGAGCGTGGCCTCGGCCCTGCTCCCGCTCGGGGTGACGGTCATCGAGGCCGAGTCGTATAGGCCCGAGCCGCGAGAGGGTGGCAAGGGGGTTGGCGTCGCGTGGCTATCGTCCATGGCGCTACGCTACTCGGGATGCGCCGAGGTGATCCTGATCGAGCCCGATGTCGTGCCGGCACAAGATCCCACGAGCCTGCTATCCGATCTGACGTACGAGAGGCGTGGCCTCATGCTCTGGCCTACGCGAGAGCCACGAGGATCGCTCACAGTGCCAGCCACGATCGATAGCGGCGTGATGGTGGTCAACCGCAAGAAACACTTGGCAGCGCTCGACCTGTGCGTTCTTTTCAACGAGTGGGCAGACTACACCTATCGGTTCCAATGCCGACCGGATGACTCGATCATCGGTGCGACATCTCTCACAGGTGGCACGTACCACACGCCCGCTCGGGGCTGCGTGACTCGGGGGCTGGCACTGTGTCAGCACGACAGCAAGGGCGAGCTCTCGTGGCAGAGGCTTGCCACCGCTCGCGAGGCATTGGCAGCAGGGAAAATCTTCGGCGAGGTGTCATGCAGACGCCACGCTCCAGACGCCGCAGCCTCTCTGGCAGCAGTGCTATCAGGGGAAAACCCTTCTAACTCCCGAGAAAATCTGGGGTTTGTAACGCAGAAATCTATCTGAGAATCGTACCCCTCGGAGGAACGATGTCGCGACCACGCACCAAAATGAGGATCTCGATCGGCGGGAGTCGATGGCTCATCAGTCGGGCTCGCACTCCACGAGACATCTACGGCGACTGCGACTATGCCACCAGAAAGATCCGAATCTCGCACTCGCTCACCGGCACTGACCTCCTCGACACGATCATTCACGAGACGATTCACGCGAGGTGGCCCGACCTATCCGAGGAGGCTGTGATTGAGTTTGCGGAACTGCTCGCGACTGTCGCGACGGCGTTTGGTTTTACGCAGGAGGACGACGCATGAGAAAGAAAGTCATCAAGCAAAAGACATCTCCGAAAGCCAGTTTTCTGGATTGTGTCATGGCTGGAGCGGAGACACTCTCTCAGCAGAAATTGTTGGTTTGGGAGGATCGCGTCCTGCCAGACCATCGGGCAGCCATGGACGAGATCCGATCGGCGTGGCGTAGCGGGAAGATCGCAGGGCCACTGGCCCGCATCGCCAAGCTCATCAGCGAGGAGCTCGCCAAACGAAACATTGCCACCGTCGGACCTCAGGGGGTCATATCATGGCTGAAAAGAACGACCTAGTCTCAAGCGTCTCGCGATCGATCGAGCTGGCGTCCGATGCGGAGATCGTTCGCCTGCGTGCCGAGCTGGCGGGATGCCGAGGTAAATACAAGTCGGCGCTCATCCAGCTTGAGGCAGAGCGGGCGAAGATCGCCGGCTTGTCGGGGATGTCAGGTATTGCGACCAAAAAACTCAACGCCAGCGCAAAGAAAAGCAAACGCCACGAGGCGACCATCGTCATCGCATTGAGCGATTGGCACGTCGAGGAGAGGGTTGATCCTGCCACTGTTAATTCGCTCAACAGCTTCGACTTGAGCGTGGCCGACGCTCGCATCCAAGAGCTGGCCGAGCGGATCGCCACGCTGGTCGAGCACGAGCGTAGCCTCGTCTCTGTGCGTCGGATCGTCCTGTGGTTGGGTGGCGATTTCATTTCAGGCCACATCCATGATGACACCGCCGAGCTGGCCCAGCTCGCTCCCCTGGCTGCGTGCCGATGGGCCGGCGAGCGGATCAAGGGACTTGTCGACCTCGTGGCTGGCATGGCCGACGAGGTCATCGTCGCGACCAATTCGGGCAACCATGGCAGGAGCACCGACAAACTGCGGATCGGCACAGAGATGGAGCACTCGTTTGAACAGTCGCTCTATCTCACGCTCGCTGGCGCCGAGACTCGGAAGAATGTGCGGTGGCAAGTTGGAGGGGGATACTTAAACATCGTAGAGATTGATGGCTTTCGCATTCGATTCCACCACGGCCACGCTGTGCAGTACGGCGGCGGGATCGGTGGCATCACGATCCCAGTGAATAAGGCGATCGCCTCGTGGGACCGCATCCAACCGGCAGACCTGACGGTGTTCGGCCACTGGCATCAGTTCCAGTGGCTGCGTGCATCGAAGTACGTCGCAAATGGGTCTTTGATCGGCCACTCGGCATACGCCACGAGGATTAAGGCCAGCTACGAGCCACCGTGTCAGGCGATGATCGTGATCGACCACGGCAGGCGAGAGGTCACTAGGGCGATGCCGATATTTTGCGACAGGGATCTACAGAGAAAAAAGACGTCTTGAGCACACTAGAAACCAAGGAGGACAGGATGCGAGGACCGATAGGGGCAGGGCTGATCGAGGCCAACGATTCAATCAGAGTGGCAGTCGCCGAGATGGAGTCTGCTCGTGGAGGTGCGTGCTGCGGTGGCGGCAGGCTACCGGCTGCCACGCCACGCGAGCGAGACGAGGACTGTCTGGTCCCTCCAGAACACTACATCCTGCGGGCCGAGATGGAGCTCAAGGCGGGACGATCCCTCGGGCAGGGCGTGACACAGATCCACGATTCCCCAGCCGAGGCCCTACTGGCCCTCGCCACGCAGACGATCGTGGATCGGCGTGGATCGTATGGACCACCCAAAGAACATTTCGACAAGACGGTGGCCGCCATCAATGCCATTTTCTCTCACAAGCTCGTGAGCCCTCTGACCAGTGCGGAGTGGGCTCAGATCATGATCTTGGACAAGCTGGCCCGTCACCAGGGGCCGGCCCGATCCAGCGACACACCCATCGACATCGCAGGCTATGCAGCGTGTCTGGCCGAGTGTGAGGCCCTGCCTGACCGCAGTTCTAGGCCATAGCATTTTAACAGGAGAAGGACTGTGTTTGTTCGGTCAACACACTTTCGGCGCGGTGGCGTGGATGGACGACAGGCTCTCTCGATGGTTTCGGATACGTCGATCTCAGCATCATTCACTCCGAGCCAAGCCTACTGGGGCAAGGTGACGAGTCGACCAGAGCGATCGATCAGGGATCTTGAACTGTTGGCGTGGCGTCTTGGTGTGAGCGTGCAAACTGCGAGGCGAGCCATTGAGCTCGGGATGATCTAGATGGCCGACACAGTCACCGACTCGCTGACCGGATCGCTCCGCACGTCGCTCTTGTGGAGCCGTGTCGACACCCAAGAGGTCGGGGCCATCACCGACAAAGGGTCGGCTGGCGCTACGTACACAATCGCCGACGGCCACGCAGCCGGCCAAGCGGATCTCATATTCTGCGACACGCGAGAGATCGCCGCTGACACTGTCGAGATGATCGACCTGTCTGACATCTCTCAGACACGCCTCGGAGTGGTCGTGCCATTCACATTCACCGCGATCAGGTGCGTGCGAGTGACCAACAACTCGACCACGGTGGGAAAGAATTTGCTCTTCGGCGTCGATCCCGGCAGGCCCACGCTTGTCCACGCAGCCAACATCGGGCCGGGGTCGGAGTTTGTGACCATCAACCACATCGATAGTTGGGTCGTGACCGAAGACAACAAAGAGATCTTTATTTGTAATCCCAACGCAACCAGCATCACCTACTCGCTCTACCTTCTTGGCACGGCATACGACTGATGGCAACCTTCTCTCTGGCAGGAACGCTGCGGATCGTGCCGACTTGGGTCGACGCACTCGATCTGACCACGATCACCGACAAGACCACCGCGAGCCTCGTGTTTGCTCTGGAGCATGGCAGCGCAGCCGGTCAGGCAAACTGCTACTGGCGTGACGTGATCACTGTGGCAGATGGCGCCACGGTGGATCTTGACCTGACCAACCTACCGACCAACACGTTTGGTGGGTCGGGCTCCATGTGGCTGGCGAGCGTCAAGATCCTGTTGATCGAAAATCGCAGCGAGACGATTCAGTGCGCGATTCAGACGACTGCCACTAACCGATGGGATGGCTGGACAGACGCGACCTATGTCGTGATTGACCCGCTCGGCGTGATCTACGCAGTGTCACCGGGGACGGGCTACACCGTCGGCAACTCGTCCAAGATCCTTTCAATCACCAATGGCGGCGGCGCTGCTGCCGATGTGGCGATCTACCTAGTGGGGGTACTCGATTGATGATCTCAACAGCACCAGTACAAGCGACGCAGGATCTATCTGTCCTCGGAGACAAGGTCTCCGCATTCATCGCGATCGCACAACTCAAGGCCCGCAATGGTCTCACGCTCTCCGAGTTCGGGGAGCTGGTCGTGGCACTCCTTCGAGTGGTCATGTCGACTGTCGACAGCCTGCCCGCAGAAGGCTCGGAGAAAAAGCAATGGGCGCTCGACGCAGTCGCGAGTCTCTTCGACGCCTTGGCTGATGGGTGCATCCCGATACTGGCGTGGCCCGTCTGGATTCTCGTCAAGCCTGCTGCCCGATCGATCCTCCTGCTTGTCATCTCCGGTGCGATCGAATCTCTCCTTCCCCTCGTCAGGATTGCCACATGATTCTCATCTCGTGTCTCGTGGCCGCTGTGGCCGTATTGTTTTGGCCGTCGCATAAAACGACAGCCGACTATCTACCCAAGTTCAGCCTGCCAAAAGCCTCCGAGCCAGTGCGTGAGACTGTCTCCTATGAGGCGGCGATCCACGATCTAGCACACATGCGGTTGAGACTCATCGCGACCGATCACCTCGACGAGGACGTCAAGGCCGCGATCGACACGATCACTCTGGCCCTCGTGGCGGGGAGTGACAAGCAGTGATCGTACAACACAGACAAATAGCCGCCGGCGTCCTTGTCCTCGCAGGGATACTCTCGACGCTCACAGGCAACGATCCAGCGCCCACCCCTGCCCCACAGCCACCAGATGGCCTCGTCCTGCGTGGCTTATTCATTGGCCCGACCGCTGCCGAGGATGCACAGATCATCGCGGCCTACTGCGAAGAACTCGCAGGCGAGATCCAGTGGGACGGTATGCAGCCGGAGCCGATGCTCAGGACCGGCATCGCGTTCGATGAGTTACGTACCAGGGCGAGAGCCCTGCGGATGCGTGGCGTGTCAATCGGCGAGCGTCAACCGAGGGTCAGGGCAGCAGTCGAGCAGTTCCTGATCGACTCTGTCGGCGTGAGCGGTGGGCCTGTGAGCCCCGAGGCTCGCAGTCAGTGGGTCGCAGCGTACCGAGAGATCGGGAGGGCTGCTGCTGATGTCGCGAGATGATGACGGTATCGACCTCCGCTATGTGATCGCGGGCCTGCTCTGCACGCTGTGCGTCTATCTGGCGTTTGTATCAGCGGTGCGGCTGGAAAATAGCGTGAGCCGATTCGGGTACATCGCCGACCCCGATGGCACAAAGCGTTTTCTACAGGAACTCGACAAGCCGAATTTCCAACAGGCTGGAGCCGAGGCGATCGCCAAGGCTACTGGCGTTGATACGTTTCTCTATCGCGCTGTCTACAAAGCACACATAGCACGATATGGCACACCATTCGTAGTCGGTTCGCAGGGTATTGGTGATTGCGTATCGTGGGGTTGGTCAGCCGGAATCTATTTTTCTCAGTGCCAAGATTGGGACACCGGCAGAATCTCAGAGCCTCCACTCATGCCTGCGACCGAATCGATCTATGGCGGGTCGAGGGTCGAGGCACGAAATAAGCCAGAGGGCGGCGGCGGCTGGAGCGATGGCTCCTACGGTGGAGCTGCTGCACGTTGGGTGCGTGATTGGGGTGTCGTCTATCGGCAGCCAATCGGCGGCCACGACCTGACGGTCTACTCCTCGGACAGAGCCAAGCAGTTTGGATACTGGGGAAACGGTGGGAAGGGCGATAACGCCTTAGGTGCTCAATCGTTGGACTCGATATGTAAGGCCCACCCAGCGAAGCACGTCGCCCTGGTCACTGATTGGGAGTCGGCTTGTGCTGCCATTGAGAGCGGCTTCAGTATCCCCGTGTGTTCGGGTGTTGGCTTCGGTTCTGTGCGAGACGCAGACGGATTCCTAGAGCGTCGCGGGTCGTGGGGTCACTGCATGTGCCTGATCGCGACCCGCCACGCTGACGGCCCCGGCAAGCGTGATGGCATTTTGATTTTGAACTCTTGGGGTCCCTCGTGGGTGTCAGGCCCAAAGTGGCCGAGTGACCAGCCCGAGGGTTCATTCTGGGCCGACAAGAAAACCATTTCGGCAATGCTCTCAGGCGAAGACAGCTTTTGCGTCGGCTCAGTCAGCGGATTCGGTTTCCGCGACCTCTCTCATGGGGATTTCCTATCACCAGCACCGCTACCGCAACGCGAGACAGACCAAAAATGATACAGCTCAAACCACGCACGCTGGCTCTCATCGTCTGTGCTGTCATCGGCGTCACGATGTACGTCAACCGCACACCAAGCACCCCGACAGTCGATCGCCCTGTGTTGCGTTGGATCATGCGAGCCGCGAAGAGTTTCTTGTGGATCGCTCTGGTCGCCGAGGGGCCTCACGACAGGCCCACCGAGGTCGGTGCTGTGAGCGATCACATGGGCCGAGACACGATCTCACACGCGAGGAGTTTTTGATGGCGTGGCTGTGGCAATGGATACTGGCAGTGCTCGCATCGATGGCGAGCGACCCGACGCAGGCCCAGCGCGAGCAGCCCCTCGCTGCTGCGGCTGTGGCCGCAGCTCGTGCATCGATGCAAGTCGAGGCGACGCCGGCCAAGAGCGCCATCATCCCCTGCCCTACCGGGAAATGCCCCTTGGTCCCCGGTGCGGCGCCTGTGTATCAGCCGGCCAAGCCCACGGGCGGGAGGTGATCATGGGCGTCGCACCAGCGACCGTGACGCTCGGCACTCTCGCCGGCGAGATCTGGACTGCCATCGGCGAGACCGATGATGCCACGAGGCTCGCCACTCTGACCATCGTCGAGGAGGTCTGCGTGTGGTGGCCGGTCGATGTGATGAGTTCAATCGCTCGACGTCGGCATCAAGAGCAGGCGGGCCTTGAGTGTCTCGACGCCCTCGGTGTCATCGGCGCCAAGTGTCTTGAAACGATCGAGGCCCGCTACCCCGAGCCATCCAGCTCGCGGGCCATCTCATTGGTGCTGCGAGCGATCGTGATCAGCTTCGCTAACAGATGGTTCTGTGGCGTGGCGAGCCGAAGAGAGATGCGAGCGGTCATCCGCTCGGTGCGGGCCTCGCGGGCAGCCTGATCGATAGTATCGGCGAGCGGTCGGGATCTGCGTGTTCTATGCTACGGTTGGGGCCAGCCCGCTGGCGAAGTGCCAGCGGGCGCATCCAATCAGTTGCCGCCGTTGATGTTTTTGCCAGCGGCGTTCAACACAAACCATTCCTTGTCGTCGTAGTTAGCCTTGGCATAGTCGTTAGCGTCGTTGTCAGTCCAGGCGTGAAATTTCTCAACCACATCAAAATCGCCAGACTCCATCGCGAATGCGATCGAGTACTGCGGGTCAATTGGAATCTCCAGCACCGATTCGCAAAACCCAGCCATGGCCTTCGGCTCACTGGTCTCGTTAAGATAGCCACGGTACAGAGACACGATCTCCTGTGCGTTCCACGGCGTGCCCTCAGCCCATATCCCAGCCTCGGAAATATCAGCGGCAGTAATTTTTTGCGTAGCGTTCATTTTTCTGTCTCCTAACTGTGTGTCTCGATCTCTCTGGTCTAGTATACGCATACCGGCATACTCTGTTCAAGGGGGAGGAAATTATTTTTTAATCTGTAAAAACCCCGGCCTAGAGCGATTTTCTGGGGCGACCGGCAGACGGGTGGCGGCGGAATGCCGCAGCCGAGGCTGGATCTACTATATAGTTGCGGCCGATTTTCGCGCCTGCCACCCTGCCCTGGTCGATCAGAGTCCGCATGTGGCGTGGGCTGACGCTAGCTAGTTGTGCAGCCGCAGGCAGGGAGATAGCTGTGGTCGGGTTGAGTCGTGCCATGCCAGCAGTATACCTATATGGGCTGTCGAGAGTCAATTCGACGCAGGCAATGCGGCCCTCTCCCCAAACCCCCTCTAGCTAGGGG